TGGCAGCCCAGTCGGTATTACACCAGTATCTTTAAGAGATATGACAAGCCAAGGCAATGCAGGATTGACACTTGGCATGACTGCATCACGTGAACAAATGGAAGAATTCATTGAAGAAGATCCCGTTCATGAAATGCGAGAAGGAACAGAGGACCCAGACTAATGTGCGTTGAATGCGGATGTGAAAAAGCGGAAGAGACTCAGAGAGAATCTTCTAATAATGTAGTTACATCTTCTTCTATTAAAGGCAATTCAAATTAATGTCAGAAGAAAATACAGTAACATCTAGCAGTGCTACAAAGAAACACCCGAATCAGGGAAAATTTAAGCCTGCTGTAAAAATAGATAGAAATAAACATGGGATTAGAAGAGAAACTAATATCCAGCCTAAAAGGACGGGTAGAAAGAAAGTATAATGTCATCTGGTCAATACAAGAGACGTGAATCTTTTAATTCTACTGTTATTAAAGACGGTAAAATTGTTAGGCTTAGAAAAGATGGAACAGTAAAAGCTGTTCTTGATGAGTATAAGCCTAAACATAAAAAGAAAGAAAAATAGTTTATGTACGATAAAATATGTTTTCAGGTAAATTATTTAAAAGGAATCCAAAAACTTCGTGATGAAAATATTGAGAAAAATATTTTTTTTTATCACAAAAAATACATAATTTAAATTTAAATCCAGTAGTTATCAGAAACAAAAAAAATTATTTAGAATTTAATAATAAAAATCCAAAATTTAATTGTAGAATATCTACATTTGAAGGTAGATATGGTGATGTAGGACTTTGGGCAACACATTATTTAGCTTTAAAGAAATTTATTATCTCTGAATATAAATATTTAATAACAATTGAGGATGAATCTGTTTTATTTGATAATTTTTTTGAATTATTAGATAAATATATTAAAGAAATTCCTGAAGATGCAGATATAATTTATTTAGATAGCCCAGATAGTGCAGTTTTATGTTCTTATAATAAATCTTATAAATACTACAAATATAATGATATTTTTTGGAAATCACATCACTGGTTTGGCGGAATAACAATTATGTTTACAAAATCTGGTGCACAAAAAATAATAAATTATATAGAAAATAATATCATAGAAGAGTCTTTTGATTATATAATATTGGATAGCATCCCTCCTAAATCAAATATTTTTATTTTCAATAAAAATATTATGGTTACACTTACGGGAATGTTACCTAAAGATAAAAATAAAAAATTTAATACATATTCAATAGCCCCCAATGTTCAAAAATTAGCGGGGATGTTATCCTTTGATTCGGTTATAAGATAAATATGAATAAAAATAGAAAAATATTAAAAATTAAAAAAATTAATGTTTTAGAAGATCCAGTCTATCTAGAAGTATATACTAAGTGTCCAGAAAAATGGATACTTGTAGACCTAGAAACATTTCAGATTTATAGAGGGTCTGAAAAATTAAATAAATACGGAAAATGGAAGCGTATTTTTAAAGGATTTAAAAAGTGATATAATATGGATAATATGATTAATGAAAAATGTATTAAATGTGATTCTCAGGGGACATACTGGGATTTTAAAGATGGCTATTTAATATCTTTATGTAAAGATCACATTAAAATAGAAGCATCTTCTTAGCTATTGACATGCTTGTAAGTAAATTATATAATATAACAAATAAATGCGGAATAGGATATTAATGTTAAATAGAATTAAATGTTTATTGTTAGGACATAAAGAATTACAAGATGCAGGCTTTTGTCCATTTACAGAAAAATCATATAAGTTTTGCCCAAGATGTCAGGAGATAATTAAATAATGAGCAATGAATTAAATAAGACCAACATTCTTCCCTTACGTTGGTTTGCCAATATGTGCGGATCAATTGCAGGATGGGCAATTATGCGTATCTCCTATCATGACGAATTAGAAAATTTTGGGTGGCGATATAGATTACATTCATTTATATGGAAGTTAACATGGCCAATATATTACAAGTTTGGTACATTTTATGAATTTAGTTTTGATATGAGCGGAGATGGCTGGAATGATTATGATGAGAACGGAGTTCCATATTGGGAAAAGACTGGCTTTGTTGATCCAGATTATGAACAGCCCTGGGACTATGTAGATGACAATGGAGACGCATTCAGGATGGTAAAAAATGTCTGAGTGGGCATGTCCTTGTAATGGCTGTAAAAAGGCTGCTAAGCAGGAAAGAGAACGTATTTCCGCAGCCATAGAAGAAATAGATATAAATACACCTTCTCAATTAAATGCTTTGGGATTAAAGATACTCATACTAGAAGCAATTAATCAAAAATGAATTTTCATAAACATTTAATGATTAATGGTGTTTTATTAAAAAATGGATTATCTACACATGATGAAATAAATATAATGAAAGATTTATTTAAGGATAAAAATAGATATGAGATTGAAGGTCCATACACTATACCTGATAATAAAACTATACCTTGTGAATACAATTGTAATCAATATTATGTTGCACAATTTTATTTTATAAGTCCCGAAAGTGAAGCGGAAAATTAGAACATGATATTGACAGTACCTGTCTATAATTGTATAATTATAAAATGAAAAAAGTAGCAATATTAGCCATAGCTGCCTTTACGGCAGCATTTGGCGCATACCATGCCTTTAAAGATTTGGCGGAAGCAATGGAAAATTGGGAAATGGAGTGGGATGACGAAGAAAGAGATAATACTCAATCTTTATAAGCAAGGTAAATCCTACAGAGAAATACAGAAAGAGACTGGCTTTTCCAAAGGCACAATATCCTATCATTTAGGTGAAGGCGTAAAAGAAAAGGCTATGAATAGGCGGAAACAAGATAGACATAGAATTACTAAATATATCCGTGAAGCCAAAGTAGGTAAACTCTGTATGGATTGTAGAGAGGATTATCCTCACTGGATATTAGAGTTTGATCATAGGCCAGGAACCAAGAAGCTATTTACCATTGGACGGCAGAATATGAGTAGAGATAAATCTCTACAGGCAGTCATAGATGAAATAGCTAAATGTGATATTGTATGTGCTAATTGTCATAAGAATAGAACATATTGGCGTAAACTAAAACATGGAGTTTATCCAGAAACTAGGGAGCAATATAAATGAAATACGCAATAGGCATACTTCTAATTATTTTTGCTATATTAAACTATTTTGCATGGCTACAGGGTAGAGCATGAATTCACAATCATTTGAAAAAATTAAAGTACGCCGATGTCGGCGTGATTGTGGTAGATGGACATGAGTAGATATCCACTTTCCAAAGATCCAATGATGGCTGCATATTTGCAGCATTTGCGAGACAGAAATGTTAAAATAGCTTCAGTATGTCATTACTGCAAAAAGCAGTCAACTGGAATAAACTCAGATGGTTATAGAATATTATTTGTATGCGAAGATCATTTTAGGGCGGGAGACGATGTAATCCTAGATACTAGTAATCCCAATGTACTACATTATACATATCCCAATGGAAAGAAAGTTCCAGAACATATGATGAATCCCAATATAGGAGGATTTTTAGGAAAGGTAAATAATGACTAAATATATGTTTAAATGTAAGATGTGTAAGACATTATTAACAATTGAGACTGAATTACCAGAAAAAGATATACATAAAGTTCCACCATGCCCTTGTGGCAAATCTAGGATGATATCCTTAAATTCGCCAGAATACGCATATAACAAAT